GTTATAGATATGAAAAATTAGAGTTTGCCCAATCATGGTTAACCTATAAACAACCAGGAATGTTTCATAAGGCACATACCCATCCTAATACATTATTAGCTGGTGTATTTTATTATGATGTTCAACCTAATGATTCTGCTATATGTTTTTCTAAAGAAGTAAAATCATTTAATCGTTCATATCTCGAACCATCATTATTAGATGATTATCAACAACACCCATTTTCACAAGAAGAAATATATTTTACACCCAAACAAAATAATTTTATTATATTCCCATCATGGTTAAGCCATGGTGTACCACCTAATAGAACCAATAGAGTAAGAAAAGCACTTGGTATAAATGCTTTAACTAAAGGTACTTTAGGAGATCAAGAAACAATATCAGAAATAATATTTGGCCGTTATGCTTAATCAACCCCTTAATTTTGAAATATTAGAATTATTTCCAACTCCGGTATTTACTACTACTTTACCCGATCAATATGCTGGGGTAACAGAATGGTTTTATAAACAAAAAATGAGGGGTGAAGAAAATGTTGATTCTAGTAATTATGGAGATAGATCTGATAATTCATATATTTTAGATGAACCCGAATGTAAAGATTTAAAAACCTTATTATTAGGTATATCTAAAACATTTGGTGACCAATTAGGATATAATTATGAATCTTATAAATTTGGTCAATCATGGTTATCTTATAAACACCCAGGACAACATCATACCCAACACACGCATCCCAATAGTTTAATTTCAGGAGTATTTTATTTTGGTCAACCTGAAGAAAAAACACCCACAATTAGATTCCATAAAATGTCAGGTGGGTTTAATGTATCTTATATTGCTCCTTCTAAAATTAAAGATAAACGAAGTTTAAAATATGCCCAGGAACAATTTAATGTTAATTTCTCCCCAGGTTTATTATTATTATTTCCTTCTTATTTACATCATTCAGTACCCCTAAATGAAACAAATTCTACACGTTGTAGTTTAGCATTTAATGTTGTACCTGAGGTAGGATTTGGAGAAGAAGGTAATTTAACAGAATTAAAGTTTTAATATGAATCAAGGATATACATACCAACCCAAACAAATAGTTTCACAACAAAAAGAACCAAAACCTACAATAGGAGAAAAATATTTTATTTGGCATATTCAAGGTGGTTTAGGTAAAAATATTGCTGGTACGGCTTTAATTAAAGATATTAAAGCTAAATATCCTGACCGCAAATTAATAATGGTTACCTCTTGGCCTGAAGTATTTTTAAATAACCCCAATGTAGATAGAGTATTTCAATTAGGTCAATCCCCATATTTTTATGAAGATTATATTGAAGAAAAAGATGTAATTATCTCAAAACATGAACCATATAATCAATCAGACCATATTACTAAGAAAAAGCATTTAGTACATAATTGGTGTGATTTAATAGGTATAGAATATAAAAAACAACTGCCTGTTATTTTACCAAATTACCCTCAAACTATGCTTCTAGGTTTATGGCAAAGACCAAAACCTATAATGGTAATTCAATCTGGAGGTGGTCCTATGGAAGGGCAAAAATATTCATATTCTTGGACTCGAGATATGCCTATGGAGGTAGCACAGGAGATAGTCAAAAAATACTACCAACAGTACCATATTATTCAAGTAACTAGACCCGATGGATATCCTTTAGATAATGTAGAGCGAGTAGATACAAAAATGTCTAATATGGAATTATTTTCTTTGGTAGCAAAAGCAGAAAAACTTGTTTTAATAGACTCTAGTTTACAACATGCCGCCGCTGCTTTAAAGAAAAAAGCTACAGTATTGTGGGTAGGTACTTCACCTAAAGTATTTGGGTATGATTTACATACTAATTTAACAGCAAAATTACCTAAAAAAGCAAATCAACTTATAGGTTCCTATACATTCGATTATCAATTTGAAAATAACATGCATGAATGTCCCTATATGGATGTAAAACAAATATTTGATATTAATCATGTTTTAAATAATATATAATGCATCAAACCATATTTTACCAATCTTCTATGCCACGAGCTGGAAGTACTTTACTACAAAATATTGTAGGACAAAACCCACAATTTCATGTTACTCCAACTTCTGGTATGGTTGATATGATGCTTGGTACTCGTATTGGATATAATGGTAATAAAGAAGCACAAGCAGGGGATGTTGAATTATGGAAAAAATGTTTCTATGCTTATTGTAGAGAAGGATTTAAAGGGTATACTGCTACTTTAACAGATAAACCTTATATTTTAGATAAAAGTAGAGCATGGGGGTCATATTATCCTTTATTAAATAATATTCTCCCTAACCCTAAAATTATTTTTATGATCCGTAATCTACCAGCTATATTTGCCTCCCTGGAGAAAAAATTTAGAAAAAATCCTGATTATGATGATGGGCTGTTAGATAATACTAATTTAAAAAATGTTACAACCCAACAACGAGTAGAAACGTGGGCCAGTGGACATCCTATAGGATATGCCCTACATAAACTAAACCAATCTATATTAGATAAAACTGCTCAAAACTTTTTATTTATTCGTTATGAAGATTTATGTACCAACCCAGAAACTCAATTAAATTCAATTTATAGCTTTTTTGGATTAGAGCCATTTCAACATAATTTTCAACATATACCTCAAGTTACAGTTGAAGATGACACTGTACATGGTATTTACGGTGATCATACTATAAGAAATACCCTAGGTATGTTACCTGATGATTCAAAAGAAATACTAGGGGAATCTACTTATAATTGGATATATACTAATTTCAAATGGTATTTTGATACATTTGGATATTAATTATGATATTTATTAAAAAATACTTCATATGAGTTGGACCTATAAACAAAATGAAATAGGCGATCTCTCACAATTTCCAGAAAATACTTATGGTTTTGTCTACATGACTACACATAAAGCTACAGGTAAATCTTATATTGGGAAAAAAATCCTATATCATACTAAAAAAATGAAAATAGGAAAACGTGAGTTAGCTAAAATGGAACATGTAGTAGGTAGAAGACCATCCTATAAACTTGCAGTAAAAGAATCAGACTGGAAAACGTATTATGGTTCCCAAGCTGGAATTAAGCAAATACTACAAGAAGAAGGACCAGAAGCATTTGATAGAGAAATCTTAAAATATGCTTCTACTAAAAAATTACTTACATATTATGAGGTACAATACCAAATGATATATCAAGTTTTAGAAAAACCCGATGAATACTTTAATGATAATATTTTAGGTAAATTTTTTACTAAAGATTTTGCGGATACAGAGGTAGAAGATATATTTGAAGATCAAGAATAGTTTTGTATATTACCGTTTATGGTAAACCAGTTATTAGTCAATTTAGTTAATTCCGTACTTGGACCAGGTAAGGCAACTGCTAGAAACAATTATGCATATAGTTGTCCCTTTTGCCACCACCATAAACCTAAATTAGAGGTTAACTTAACAGAAAACCGAGAAGGTAAGAATCCTTGGCACTGTTGGGCATGTGATGCTCGAGGTACTACCATATACAATTTATTTAAACAACTCAAAGCAGAAGCTCAAAAATTCACAGAATTAAGCTCTTTAGTTAAAACTTCTAAATCAATAAAAGAAACTAAAGTAGAATATAGTGTTACATTACCTGATGAATATATATCCCTATCTAACGTTAAATCAAGCGATATAACTGCTAGACACGCAATGGCGTACCTAAAACGTAGAAACATTAGTAAATACGATATTTTAAAATATAATATAGGTTATTGTAAATCTGGTAGATATGCAAATATGGTTATACTCCCAACTTATAATGCAGATGGGAGCCTAAATTATTTTACAGGTCGCTCATTTGAGAAAGAACCCTATGTAAAATACCGCAACCCAGAAGCATCTCGTGATATTGTTCCAAATGAACACTTGATTAACTGGAATATTCCTATTATATTATGTGAAGGAATGTTTGATGCGATTGCTATCAAACGAAATGCTATTCCATTATTGGGAAAAAATATACAAAGTAGCTTAATGAAAAAAATAGTTACATCAGTAGTAGATAAAATTTATATTGCATTAGATAAAGATGCAATTAAACAAGCTTTACGCTTTTGTGAAATGTTAATGGCAGAAGGTAAAGAAGTCTATCTTGTAGATTTACAGGATAAAGACCCAAGTGAAATGGGCTTTGTTAATTTCACCAAACTAATACAAAATACTTTCCCATTAACCTATTCAGGTTTAATGGAGAGAAAATTATTTTTATGATCAAAAAATCATATAACCGTATCCTAGAGATATCAGACGACCACAAACAAATTACCCTACCAGATTCACGTTATTACAGACGTAATGGGGAATTTTATCCTTCTATTACTTATGTATTGCAGGCATACCCTAAAGGTAAATATTTTGAAGATTGGTTAAAAAAAGTAGGATATAGTGCTGAATGGATTGTTAAAAAAGCAGCAGAAGAAGGTACAGAAGTACATGAGATGATCGAAGAATACTTTGAAGGTAAAGAATTAAAGTATTTAAATGATAATGGTCATCCTAAAATGGCACCCCATGTTTGGCAAATGTTTTTACGTTTTGTTGATTTTTGGGAAACATATAAACCAACATTGGTTGAAACAGAAGTATCACTATTCTCAGATGTATTGCAGGTAGCAGGTACTTGTGATTTAGTATGTGAAATTGAAATTGACGGTAAAATGGAACGGTGGGTAATTGATTTTAAAACAAGTAACCACCTACAAACAACCTATGATTTACAAGGTGCAGTTTATGCCCAATGTTATGAAGAATGTTATGGTATGAAAGTAGATAGAGTAGGTGTGTTGTGGTTAAAATCTAAATCTAGAGGTGAAGATAAAACGGGGAAACGTTTAAAAGGTAAAAATTGGGAAATATATGAATCCCCTCGTACACAAGAAGAGAATCTAGATATATTTATGTCCGTAAAAAAATTATTTGATTTAGAAAACCCCAAACATAAACCAGCAACACAAAAATTTGAAACAGTAATTAAACGTACAGTGTAAGCACGGGGTCCCCTTTTTGAGAGTAGGTATAGTTGGGGCTCAAAAAGTAAAGATTCCGTGCGTTTTATTTGGAGGGGCGAAAGCCCCTTCGTATATTTATGGCATAATAATAAAAATAAAGGTTATGCAAAACACATTTAACACATTCAACTATTTACCAACAAAAGAATTTAACGCTAAATTACAAACTCTTCTTGAAAAAGGTCATATCGATGAGTATCTCGTTGAGCAAATAAGAGATTATCGTCGCTTCTTCAATGACAATGCTATTGTATAATATATAAAATTGTTAATATTTATAATAAACTAATTTAATGATTTATTTATCTCAACTTTTAAATGAAGCACAAGGTGAGCCAAAAGCAATTATTTTGGCTGGTGCTCCGGGAGCTGGAAAAGGCTATGTGTTAAAAGGATTAGATCTAGGTGGTTTAAAAATGATGAATATTGATAATATTTTCATCAATAAATTAAAAGCAGCTAATGTAACCTTAGATTTAAAAAATGCTACACCTGAAGAAAGAAGCGAGCAAGCTAAAGCAATGGCCGCTGCCAATAAAGAGTTTAAAGGTGAATTACAAAATATAATAGCAGGTAAGGAATCATTTGTATTAGATGGTACAGCAGCATCTGTAAAACAAACCACTGAATTAAATAATCAGTTAAAAGAAGCAGGATATGATGTATTTATGCTTTATGTTTATACTGATTTAGAACGTTCATTATCTCAAAACCAAGATAGATTTGATAAATCAGATGGTGAAGATAGAAGTTTAGCACCAGCAATTGTAATGCGTACTTGGATGAGTGTAACTAAAAATTACGAACCATATAAAGATATGTTTGGTAATAACTTTGCATTAGTTGCTAATACATTAGAGGATAAAATGGATAATATAGATGATATCATTAAAAAATATCTTGATCCATTTAAGCCACAAGGTACTAAAGAAAAAACACCTGCTCAACAAGCAAGAAGCGATAAGCAATATGCTGAAATGAAAGCAGATATTAGTCAATTATTAAAAAGCGATTTTTCTCAAGATAGTTTATCTAAAGAAGAGGCACAATCTAAAATTGCTAACTTTTTACGTTCATAAATGAATCAACTAGTTAAAGAAATAACCAAAGGTCTTTTAGAACAAGAGAAAAAGACAGTAGCTGTATATGGCGGTGGTTTTAAACCACCAACTAAAGGACACTTTGAAGTTGTAAAACAATCACTAGATGAAAACCCAGAAATAGATGAATATATAATCTATGTAGGTAAAAAAGATAGAGAAGGTGTTACACAGGAAGACAGACAGTATGAAAATATGGGGTATTTATAGAAATTATTTACCCAATAAAGTTAAAATTAGAGAAGCAACAAAACCTCCTATTCAAGAAATATATAATATAGCCAAGAATAACCCACAGGATGAAATATTATGGATTATAGGGGCTAGGGAAGAAAATGAAGCTGACTTTGCCGATATTGCTTCACGCACTAAATCAATTACAAAATATCCTAATTTAGAATTACGTACAATTGTAACTAAAGGTGGTGTTTCTGGTACCGCTGCTCGTAATGCTTCTAAAGTATCCCCTGAAAAATTAAACCAGTACTTACCTGATTTCCTATCAGTACAAGAAAAAAATAATATATTTGTTATATTAAGTAATAAGGTAAGCGAAATACAATCTCTAAACGAACACGCTTCTTATACTGATAGTATTGATATAGTAGAAAAAATAGCCGAACTAACCCAACACATGATAGATAAAGGTATGAACATTGAGCCTTTACCTACTATGGAATTTATAGATGGTGATTCAGAAAATGCTAAAGATTTTTTAGGTAAAACAGCATATTACGATCCAGATGCAAAACATATTGTATTGTACACTGAAGGTAGACACCCCAAAGATATAGTACGTTCATATGCCCATGAAATGATTCATCATATCCAAAATCTAGAGGGTCGTTTAGGTAATATTACTACCACAAACACAACTGAAGATGATCATTTAACTAAATTAGAACAAGAAGCTAATTTACGAGGAACAATGACATTTAGAGGATGGACAGATAGTATAAAAGAACAAAAAACTAAAGACCCATTTGGTATAAATGCATACGCTGCAGAATTAGGTAGACTACGAGAAGAAGAACAAGATTATAAAATATATCTTGATATGGATGGTGTAGTAGCTGACTTTGATCAACGATTTAGAGATTTATCAGGCATGGGTCCCAGAGATTTTGAATCTAAACATGGTAAAAATGCCTTTTGGGATTTTATAGATGAAAAACATAAAGTAGGTTTTTGGGTAGGTATTCCACCAATGGAAGGTGCAAGTCAATTAGTAGATTATGTCTCTAAACATGATTATGTAATGTTAACTGCCCCATCTGTTAAAAAACAATCACGTTTAGGTAAGGCACTTTGGATTAGAAATCATACAGGAGATATATTCCCATCTAAACCAACAGTAATATTCAAGGCTGCTAAAGAAAAACATAAAGTTAAGCCATCTTTAACAGAGAAGGATATACTTATAGACGATAAGGCATCTACAATAGATAATTGGAATGCCGCAGGAGGAACTGGTATATTATACACATCAGCTAATCAGGCAATATCAGAATTAAAAAAATTAGGTTTGTGAAAGAAAATGTTTTAAAAAAAGACTTTAAAAAACAAGATGTAGAACGAATTCGTAATCTTGTACAAGGAAAGTATGGTGAAAAAACACGATCTAGTGTTGGTTTCTCTAAAAAGGATGAATTTCATCAAGAAGGTGATATTTGGGAATCCGATGGCCGTACTTGGACTATTAAAAATGGTATCAAGCAAAATGTTACTAAGCTAGATAAAGCAAAGAAAGCGCATTTAATGCCCTTACTCTGCCCTAAATGTAGTAATGTAATGAAAAAACGTATGGATAAACAATTTTATAATATCCATAAAATGTGTTTTGATTGTGTAGTTGATATGGAACATGAACTAAAGAAAAAAGGCGAGTGGGAAGCATATGAAAATACAATACACAATGATGAAATTGATAATAAAATAAAAGAGTATAAACTCTGGGTTGATGAAAAAGTAAATGAATCAAATACAGGATTTGTTACAGAAGCAGGGGATGTAGAACAGTGGAAGGGAAAAGTAAATAAAGAAATGGTTGCTGAAAGTGTTGATGAGGTAGTAACATATTTAGAAGGACTTAAAAAATGACCGATTTAGAAGTAGCACTCTTAGTGACAACAATATCAGCTGTTGTAGGACCCATAGTGGTAGCAAAGTACAAACATTATTTGTATAATAAGAAAAAAGTAGATCCTGTAGTCTCATCTATTAAATCAAATATGTTAGTAGATGAACAACTGGAGCAACTAAAAACTGAACTAGATTCTTGTCGTATTTGGATTTCCCAATTTCACAATGGAGGTAATTTTTACCCAACAGGTAAATCAATACAAAAATTTTCTATATTTCATGAAATAGTAAAACCGGGTGTAAAAGGTATAAGTGAAACCTATAAAAACATCCCGGTTTCTTTATTTACTAAACCTTTTATGCATATGTACGAGAATTCAGAGATTTTAATTCCAAATTATTCTAAAGATGATGAATTTGGTTTGTCAACATTTGCTGAAGGTACTGGAGTAAAATCATCCTATATGTTTGCTTTAAATTCTATAAATGATGAATTTATAGGTACATTAGGTATAGAATACTGTTCTAGAGTTAAATCATTAAATGATGAACAGTTAAATGAAGCGCGTACAAAGGCAATAACTATAGGAACGTTATTAAGTACATATTTATACGAGACACCTAAAAAATAAGTCATGAGAGATAATTTTAATGTACATGAGTGGAATATCCAAAAAATCCGCGAAGAAAATAAAGGTCGAGATACAGCACGCGAATTTATCTCTAAAATGAGAGATGCAATGCGTTCTTTAAGCGACGATGAATTAGATACATTTAGAAAAGATATAGCTCAAGCATTCGATTTGAACATGAACGAATCAGTAAACGAAGACGAAGGTACATTAAATAAAATAGCAGACATGCTGTCTCGTAAATTTGACGATTTAGACTTTGATGTAAATACTACATTAGATCGTATTGATGTTCGTGGTTTACAACAAGATTTAATGAATTTTGGAGATAAACTTCATGGTAAAAAAATGTTTGACTACGAAGTATTTGCTACAGATGATGATGATAGAGGAGAAATAGTTCGTATCGTTAAATCTGATTCAATTGCTCGAGGATGATTAAATTAGTAGATATTTTACTTGAAAAAAAAACAAAACGCGATCGCTGTTTAAGAATAGCAGATCGTAAGTTTGATAAACCTTCTGCTTATAAATCAGGAGCTGTAGTTAGATGTCGTAAAGGTGATATTTGGAAGGGTGTTAAAGAACATGTTCAAACATTAGACGAAAAAGAAAAAGAATCATTACATAAATGGTTTAGTAGAAAAGGAGCAGCTGGTAAAACAGGTGGTTGGGTTGATTGCAATACAGGTAGAAAAGATCCTAAAACAGGCAAAATGAAGTACAAGCCTTGTGGCAGAGCTAAAGGTGAAAAACGAGCTAAATACCCATCTTGCAGNCCTACTCCAGGTAAATGTAAAGATAAAGGCAAAGGGAAAACATGGGGAAAAACAAAATAATCTTATTATTAATTATATCTTTCTTTTTAATTAAATGTGGTTCTTATACCCATGAATCATATCGTCCCAAGATAAAAAGTTTATTAGCAATAACAGAAACGGGAGATACTGTATCTGTTTCAATGCGTGAATTTGAAAGACAAAAGTATGACACTTATACAAGATTTAACTACAATAACAATTGGTACTGGAACAACTGGAGATACGATTTCAATTGGGGATGGAATCAATGGTGGTATAACCAACCAAATAGATACTGGTGGAGTAATGATCTTAGGTATACTAATCCTAGCAGGGGTTATAGCACACCTTCTAGACCGAAAGTCAAACCAAAAACTAGACCTAGAACAAGACCAGAATCACCAAGACCTAAACCTGAAAGAATTCGAGTAAATACTCCTAGAGGAAGTAGAAATTATGCTCCATCTAGAAACAATAATTCTTCTAGAACAAGAACTACACCAAATGTACAAACGCGTGTAAATGTAGGTCGTGGATCTACTGGAGGAAAACGCAATAACTAATAATTTTTTAATATTTATAAGTAAAATATATTTCAATGGCCGAATTTAACTATACTGAGTACATTAAAAATAATCCTTTGCTACAAGAAGAAGTAAAGGAAAAATTACTCACCGAATCTCAAGAAGTAAGCGAAGAAATTCCTTCATCTAAAACAACTGTATCTGAACTTAAAGCACAGATTAAAGAAATGATTCTTGCTTCTTTAAAAGAGGAACAAGTTGATGAATTATTTGATGATGAAGATTTCTGGAAAAGCGAAAAAGCAAAAGAACAAGACAGATACGGTATAAAACCTGGAGAAAAACCTCACGTTGAAGAAGCTGAAGAAGAAGATGTTGAAGTTGATATCGAAGATGAAATTGAAGCAGATGCTGAACCAGAAATGGAACCTGAAATGGATGCTGCTCCTGAAGCTGGTCTTTCTCAAGAC